CCCAGCGCCGCCGCTATCGCCCCGCTCAGCCCGCCACCGCGCGCGCCCGCCGCCGCATTGACGGCATTCAGCACCGCCCGCGCCAGTTCGGCCAGCGTCACCTCCCCATCCGCCGCCGCCCGCGTCAGCGACCGCGTCAGGCTGGCCCCCGCGCGCCCGAAGGCGTCCTCGATCGAGGCCGCCGCCCGTTCCGCCGGTTCCTTCAGCGCCTCCAGCGCCGCCGCGGCCTCCGCCGCCTTCACCAGCACGGCGTCGATCCCGTCCGGCCTGAAACCATCAGTCATCCGGCCACATCTCCTGCATCCGCTCCAGTTCGCCGCGCCCCAGCGGCGCCGCCTGCACCGGTCCCGCCGTCAGCATCCGCCACTCCTTCAGCGACAGGCGCCAGAACCCTTCCGGCCCCACGCCCATCCGCGCCGCCGCCTGCATCATCTCCGCCCATTGACGGTCTTGGGGCGTCATCAGGCCGCCGCCGCAAAAGCCTTCGCCACCGCCTCCGCCGCCTCACGCGGATCGACCGGCGCCCTCGCCAATTCATCCGCCAGAGCCCCGTCGCCGCCGCCGCGCAACAAGGCCGCCAGCACCACCATCAGATCCCGCGCCGACAGCGCCTTCATCCGCTCGGCCAACGCCGCCATCCCGGCGACGCCCAGCCCGGTCTCGATCTCCGCCAAAGCCCCCAGCGTCAGACACAGCTTCCGCTCCGCCCCCGCCAGCCCTGCGACGACCTCGCCCCGCACGCCGTTCACCATCACAGCGCCGAGAACGTCACTTCGCCCGCGCTGGCTAGGCTCAGCGCAAAGCTGGCCTCGCCCTCGTGCTCGCCGGCGTATTCCAGCGCCGCCACCAGGAACGGCCCCTCCAGCACGCCGAAGTCCGGCACGATCAGCCGCCACGTCTTCGCCGCCTGCTCAAAAAAAGCCTCGCGGATCAGGGCGTCTGACGCCGCGTCGCGGAAAATCCCCTGCCCCGACACCGCCGCCGACTTCACGCCCGCCCCCGCCAGCAGTTCGCGCCAGCGTCCGGCGCTGTCGCTGTCGGTCGCGTCCACCGTCTTGGCGTTCAGCGAGATCGTCCTCGCCCTCAGTCCCGCCACCGTGGTGAAGGCGCCGCCCGCGCCCTCGACCTTCAGCAGGATGTCCTTGCCCCGTTGCGCGCTCATCTCAGATTTCCTCCGTCACGGCTCTCAGCCGCATCACCGCCCACGCCCGCTTCAGGTCCGGGCTGCGGAACAGGTCCGTAAACGTCACGCCCAGACTGACCGCCTTCACCCCGTCCGCCTCCAGCGGCGCATCGGCCAGCCGCGCCCGCACCGCCGCCGCCACGGCCCGCGCCTCCTCCAGCCCCCTGAACCGGCTAGCGCACGTCAGGGTCAGCCGCTGCTCCACCCCGCCGCCGTCGGCGTTCAGCGGCCGGCTCTCGCAACGCCCGATCACCAGATGCGGAAACCCCGCCCCGGACGGCGCCTCGTCCCACACCCGCACCGGATCGCCCAGCAGCGCCTGCAACGCCCCGTCGCCGCCCAGATGCGCGATCAGCGCCCTCACCAGCGCCCCTTCATGATCCTTCATCGCGCCCGCTCCAGGTCCAGCCGCAGCCGGCCCGCCGCCTTCGGATCGGTCTCGATCCCGACCAAGGCCCAGTCCGCCCCGCCGAAGCGCGCCACCAGCCCCTCCTCCAGCCGCGGATCGGCCCGCACCGTGGCGCTCAGCGTCTCCACCGCGCGCGTCACGCCCGCTTCCGTCCGCTCGCGCCGCCTGCGCGCGCCCAGCGCCAGCCACAGCGACCCGACCGGCTCATAGCTGACAACCTGCCCGCCATAGGGCGTCTGCGCCGCCACCGGCCGCACCAGAGACGCCACCACCTTCATCGCCCCCGCGCTCACAGCCGCACCACGCGATAGGGCGCGATCCACCCCTCGACCGGCGCCGCGCTCATCTCGCCGCCGCCGCGCTCATAGGCGCGCATCACCAGCATCATCACCGCCAGCCTCAGCGGCGCCGCAGAGGTCGAGGTCAGGCTCAACCCGACTTCGCCCTCCACCCGCGCCCTGGCCGCATCGATCAGGGTCTGGATCAGCCCATCCTCCGCCTCATGCTCGACGCGCAGGAACAGCTTCGCCTCCGTGAGGCTCACGGGTGCGCTCATTCAAATCTCCCTATGTTCCTTTTCCTTCTCCCCTTGCGGGAGAAGGTGGCCGCCGAAGGCGGACGGATGAGGGGTCGCACCGCGCAAAACCCCTCACCCTCCCACCGCTCACGCGGCGGGCCCCTCCCTCTCCCACAAGGGGAGAGGGCTCTCATTCGCCGTCCTTACGAAGCCGCGAACTTCATCAGCTTGATCGCGTCGAAGTTCTGCACCCCGCCGCCGACACGCTTGGTCGTGTAGAACAGCACATAGGGCTTGGCCGAATAGGGATCGCGCAACACCCGCACCCCCGCCCGATCCACGATCAGATAGCCGCGCGCAAAGTCGCCGAACGCGATCGACAGACTATTGGCCGCCACATCCGGCATCGTCTCGATCTCGGTGACCGGATAGCCCAGCAAGGACGCGGTCTCGCCCGGCCGCGTCGCCGGCGACCAGATGTAGTTCCCGTCCGCGTCCTTGAACTTGCGCACCGCCGAGACCGTGCGTCGGTTCATCACGAAACGCCCGCTCGGACGATACTGAGCCTTGGGCGCATAGATCAGGTCGATCAGCTTATCGACCGGACTGGCGCTGGCGAAACCGCCCGCCGCGCCCGAGACGACCGTGCCGATCTGGCCCCAGGTCTGCGTCCCCTCGGTCGCCGTGTCATAGGCCAGAAAGCCCTTGGGCTTGTTGACCCCGTCGCCGCTGACGAAGGCCGCCGTCTCCTGCGCCGCGAAGGCGTCCTCGACCTCGGCCGCCAGCCATTCGTCCAGGTCGATCAGGGCGTCGTCCAGCAGGCTCTGCGTCGCCGCCGGACAGGCGTAGAGATCCGCCGAAGAGAACTCCAACAGCGCCAGCGTCGCCGGGTCCGTCTCCGGGCGCGCCGCCGTCTCGGCGACCCAGCCCGCCTGCACGCCCGCCGTCGACACCGGCTTCCTGAACACGCCCGAGCCGACCGTGCGTACCGTGGCGATCTCGCGCATCGGCGACCCTGCCATCAGGCGCCGCTCGATGGCCCGCTCCGTCTCCGGCGGCACGACATAGCCCGCCGAGTTCGACGCCGACGACAGCCCCGCCTTCAGCTCCAGCCCGTGCGAGGCACCCGACTTCATATAGCCGTCCCAGGCCGCCTTGGCCTCGGGCGCGGCGACCACAGCGGGCGGTTCGGCGCCCAGCATCGGTCGGCGGCTCGCGCTCAGCGCACGGTCCATACGCGCCTGCGCCTGAGCCACCGCCTGATCGATGCGCGCCACCTTCTCCTCCAGCAGCGCATCGGCCGAAGCCTTCTTCTCGATCTCGTCCAGACGGGCGTCGTTGGCCCCTTTGAACGCCTCGAACGCGGCCATCATCTCATGCATGGCGGCGCGCGCCTCGGGATGCCCCGAGACGGTCTTGGTCTCTTTCATGGTCTCTCCAGAAAAATGCGCGACCGTCCTACGGCGCGCCGTCAACCGGGCCAGGCCCGGAACTGCCTTACCCTTCGCGCACCGGTTCAGGCGTGGTAGCCTGCCCCTTCAATGCTGGAAGGATGGATGTTGCCGGACGATCGCCTGCTCGCCTCGAGGTTCTGAACGATGCAGATCGTCTTCCTCTACGGCCCTGCGGGCGCGGGCAAGCTGACCATCGGCCGCGAACTGGCGCGCCTGACCGGCCTGCCGCTGTTTCACAACCATTTCGTCGTCGACGCCGTCAGCGCGGTGTTCGACTTCGGCTCCGAGCCGTTCGTTCGCCTGCGCGAAGCCTTCTGGCTCCAGACCTTCGCCGAGGCGGCCCGCACCGGCCGCTCCCTCATCTTCACCTTCGCGCCCGAGGCCACGGTGGCCCCCGGCTTTCCCGCACGCGTCCAGGCGACGATCGAACCGTTCGGCGGCGTCGTCGCCTTCATCGCCCTGACCGTCTCGCCCGAGGAACAGGAGCGCCGGATCGTCCAGCCCAGCCGCGCCGCCTTCGGCAAGCTTCAGTCGATCGATCTGCTGCGCCGCCTTCGCGCCGAGTTCGACGCCAGCCTGGCCGCCATGCCGCCCGCCGCGCTGACGATCGACACCGAGGCCTGCGCGCCGCCTCAGGCCGCCGAGCGCATCGCCGCCCATCTGGCCGACCGATAGATCTTCAAACG